TCATCTGAACAACGTTCAAGGAGAACTTCACCACCACCACCCGCCAAAACATTTCCGTTCGGGTCAATAACCAAGGCGGGTGATTGGGTTCCAACATGAAATTCAATTGGACTTCCGTTTCGTTTCCATGAGTTTGCGTTGTTTCCAATAATTATTCCATTCGGATTGTTTTGAATAATATTATTGTTTCCAATTACAACTCCATTTCGGTTTTTAATGTTATTCTCATTTCCAATATTAAAACTCTTTGACGTTAATGGATTCGTTGTTATTTGTCCCGTTGTGTCCACATAACTCCATTTCGAGTTGTTTGGATTGTCCGCTTGGCTTTGTTCAACGTTATAATTTGTTGGAGTCAATGGATTGTTCAATGTTAAATTACTTTGTTTTGAAATTTCCAACTTTCCGACATTTACAATTCCTAATTCAGAAGCAAAATTTCTCATCAATCTGACTTTATTTGAACCAACTTGTCCAATTCCGCTGTCATAACTTGGTCCATACTCTTGACCTAATCGTGAGTGCAGTTGTTTCCTTGGTTTTGCAAGGGACCATTCAAATAATTCAACTTTTGTCATTTGATTGCTTGCGGGTTTGTAGTCAACAATTTTATTTATTATGTAATATGTCGGGGCTTCTGAATTTTCAATATAAATTAATTTTTGAAATTCCAAATCTGAAATGTCTTGCGCTGTTAAATGGAACCACGCTGTTTTGATTTTTGGACGTGTTATAAGGTTTTCAATATTACGTTCCCAAAACACCCTATAAAGACCCTCACATGTTGCGAATGTCGCGGGTGTTGGTTGTGCCATGTTTGCCAAAACGTCTTGAAAATATAATTGTGGATAATATGCAATTGTTCCAACTGTTAAATCGCCGAAATATGTTTCGTCCTCATCACAATAAACACCCGCAAATGGATAGTAATTTAATTCGTCCGCTGCATTTGATGGATTCGTTTGCGCAAATCGCCATGTGTTTGCGTTTGTAAATCCGTCATTCAAGTTCAATGGAGTTTTCCCACCCCACAATAAAATTCTCGCAATGTGTTCGTCAATTTTGTCAGGATAGTCAGCATTTGAATATGTGGACCATATTGTTGAATATTCGGAATGAATTACGGGAATAAAAGGTGCCTTTGACGTGTTGGTCGCAATAACTCGGTCGCGGAACATATATGTTGGCGCGTAATAATTTGACCCAATTATTTGGTCCTCATTCACAAATAATTCTCCTAAATCTAAAACCTCGGAACCCAACTCACAAATTTGCGCTTTCCTCCTGTTTCTTTCCTCAACAAAACCATCACTCCCGTCATTCATATATGAAAAACAAAGGTTTCGTTTTAATGAATCATAAATATATTTTGACGATTGTTTTCGTCCCCAATCTAATTTGTCGGACCAATCAATTGCGGTCGCCGCCCCCTCAACAAAATTGTCGCGTGGTTCAACCTTAATTGTTTTTGTGATTTCATTAGCTGACCAATATAAATTGAACAATCCTGTTAACCCATTCAACCATTCCAATTGTGTAACGTCGCACGGCAATAAATTTGAAACCGACACGGAACCGCCGTCAACAATAGTTGGTGTCAGACCTCCATTCATTTCCATTCGCTTCAATCTGTATTGACATTGACATCGGCTTCGGATTCCCGAACCACCACCAAATTCCTCCCACCATTCATAATTCATTTCCTCATAAACTTCTGTATAATAATACACATAATCTTTGTCGGACAATATTTCAATTGTAACTCCATTGAATGAAAGGTCTGCGAAAATATTTCCCACCGCTGACGTTGGCAAATTTCCATTGCAATAACCCCAAATATTCGAATTTGTTCCACCTGACGAATTCAAATATTTACAATCAGCGACAATTGGTTCAACTCTACCTGTGGAATCTTTATAATGCATAACATATTGAACCGCCTTATAACGAAAACCAACACTTTCACCCTCGTAACCACCACCCACAACAATGTTCCAACCACAACCATAAGCATAACTATAATAAATGAAACCACTTTCATGAGACGCCACGTTAAACATTGGGTCTAATGTTTCATTTGTTCCTAGAATCACGGCGTCGTTATACATTTCAACCTGACACGCGCCGTTGAATTCATATTCACCCAAAAAATTGGTGTTGAATTTCGCGCCGTCTGGGAAATCCTCGGCGTGTGATGTTGTTGGTTGTGGTGGTGGTGCTGTTGTCCAATCTGGTATGCAACTCCAATCACTTCCAACCCAAGACCAACCACAAACAGGCAAATTGAAAACCCCTAATTGGTCGCCATTAGCTAATGGATAGTTCGAACCCGTTCCCGAACCCCAATACCAACCAAAATAAGAAGCGGGAGGAGAATTTCCTAAAAGTAAATTTACGTCAATAGGTTGTGTCGTGAATCCTAATTGAGTGATTAAATTACTCGGGTCCGATGTCGGCGTTACAACTTGCAATTCATGCCAACAACCTTTGAAATTCGATGCGTGTCCTGTCCCTCGTAAGTCCCAAGGAATTTTCCAACCTGTTTCGGTTGACTCTTGTTCATATTCAAACGCATATTGTTCCAACATGCTCTCGTCATTTTCCCACGATTGTGCGGGCGTTGCAGAAATTAATTTGTGGAACCATTCTGTTTCCATAAAATCCGAGTCCAATGTGTAACCTTGCTTTGCCAAAATTACTTTCACCATGTCATAAATCCAAATCGCTGGCGCCATTTCCTCAAAGTGAACTTGGTTCCCATAAATCCATTTTCCTGTGTTTATTAACGGATAAACAACATGTGTTCCATCACCACCAATCAGTTGTCCGCTGTTGTTATAGTCCCACGTCGCCATCACATTGTCCCGTGAGTATTGAATTATATTTGGAGTGTCTGCATAAAAGCCTCCCGCGTCGAAATCAATATCACACAAATTTAGTTTGTCAAGTGCGTTCACCCATTTATAATTGTCTCCAAATACAACACATTCATAATAGTCAGGAATTTCGTCAATTGCATGTCCTTTGATTTGAAACCCACCCTCCAAAACCAATATTCCGTCAACAAAAATCCTTGCTTTTTTTCCCTCAATATATTCAAACGAATTATAAAATGAATCTGAAATTAAGAATTTCAAAATCTTATTATTGTTTGACGTTGCGGGAATTTGAAATGATTTTGAGAACGAACCTTTTGAGGACGTCATGTCCATAACATCTTTTATTGAAAATGTTAATGCTAAAGGAAAATTTGACGCTTCATAAATGTCGAGTTCCCCTTGGACAGACGCGTCCGATGAGTCAATAACTTGAAATAATATATTTGGATTCTCTGTTGCCATAATTTATTGGTTTTCAATTACATACGACCCCATCGTTCGTCAACCGCATATTCATAATTGAACTCTATTGTCATGTAATTTTCTTTTGATTTTGTGTTTTTTATACTTTTTGATTTTATTAAAATTGGAACCCAAAAATCACATTCGTTCCAATCCTCGAATTCCGCCATGTCCCGCCATAACGGGGTCGGGTTGATTTTGCTGTCCACGTCCATGATTTTCATATAAACTTGTGCTGACGAACCAATCATTGAAAACCATTTCGCTTCTCGTTGTGTTAAACTATGACTTTTAACTTGTCCTCGTTTTGATGTTTTGTTGGACCAATTATTTTTTCCATAAGCAAATAAATTATTTGGCAATTGCCAGACATCGTCCCCTCCACTGCTAGTTGCCAAAATTCTTTTTTGGAATTGCTGACGTGCAATCACAATACTTTCAACAGCTGTCCCGTCGCTTGTAAATGCGTCCCAACCTCCCAATTGATTTCTCCACATGAATCGTTTATAACCCATTCCCTTGCACGTTCTGTCAACCTTAATTCTAAAAGGTGCGGCAATGTCATCGGAATAAACGCCACCACCAGACGCCGTTTCCGCGTCTAAATGAACATAATAATATGCAACATTGTCAAACTCTTGTTCAAACAAATTACCCTCGGCTGCATTTGGTATATTATAAGCAAATGTTGATTTTGGTCCACACATAAATGATTTCATTCCGTCCCTGTCTCCATCAACATAAAACAATCTAGTGTTCAACAGATTGTCAGATTTATCGTAAGTTAGCAAACGAATTCTTGCATAAATTGGGTCGGGGTGAACATACGTCCACAACCACGCACAATATGCAAAGTCCTCGTCCTCTTTCATTGTCGCACGATATTCATTTAAGAAACCAACCTCGACGCCTGCGCGGTTAGCATAACGCGGGACGTTATTTAATATAAATAAATATTGTCTGTCGGCAAATAGTGAGTCAAAAGCTAATTCAAAATTTCCCCAATTCCCAACCATTCTTTTGAAATTCCAATCAATCTGTTGAACACCCTCATGTCCTGTAAAGTTGTTGGACGTTGTTTCGTCTGGGTCCAAAACAATCAATCCTGTTGCTGCGTCTAAATATTCGCGTTGAACAATAACTCGGAACAATCTGTTTCCTTTATATTCCCAATCAACCATTGTGCCTGTAATATATCGGTCGTCTGACCCTTTTGCGGGACAATTAGCAAGTGTGTAAATACTATACAAATGCGCGTCTGTATACGGATTTATAACGTCCTCAATGTTAATATAAAAGCTCCCCGCCGAATTCAACCGCGACGCGGCTCTCATTTTCCCACCAACATCAACCCAAGTTGAGGCGGGTGTCATTGCGGGTCCGTTCCAAACTTGAACTTGAACCACCACATTCAATGTGTCTGCGGAACCCTCTGTCATATTAAGCACTACTGGCAACAAAGATGAATTTATTGAATAGCTGTCTGGTTGTGTTGAAATCGTTACGAACGCCATTGTTTTATTTTTTTAGATTGTTATTAATTGTGCTTTTGGAATTGAACCCATAATCATTGTTTCAATTTGTTTATTATATACCTGACCAATTTTTTGGATTTGTTCATTAACTTCATTTTGTGTTCGTCTGATAAATCCAAGTTTGTTTTTGTCCATTGGATTCCCAAGTCCCCACCCTTTGCCTTTTGAGGTTTGTTTTGTTGCGATAGCAAATGCAATTCCTTTTATAACATTGTTGTCGCTTGAAACACCTTTGATTTTCAACCAACGAATTAATCCTTGAATATATTTTGAATTCTGTGCTCCCGTTCGTGCTCCCGCTGTAAATGGAATGTTGGACGCGGGCACTCCATACTCAACGACGTCCCAATAGTCCAAACCCCTAATTGAAACAAACAACCCAAATTCTGTTGGTTGTTGAATTGTTGCGGTGAATGAATTTATTAAAGCACCCGACGCGTTTCTTTGCAATCGAATTAATTCCATTCCCCACAAAATCATAATTTGGTCCGCCATTTGATTTATTAATTTAAGGTCAAGCATGTTCGATATGTTTGTAAGTTAAAATTAAATTGACACACAAATAAAGCGTCGTTCGCCGCGTCTTTGCTTCTGGTTATTGAAATTGCTGGCGAAGCTAAAACACAAACGTTTGCACCCAATGTGTTCAATACATTTTCCAACCACACATAAAAACAATTTTCAATGTCGTCCCATAATTGTGTGATATATTCAGGGGTTTGAGAATAAGCTGTTGACGGAACATAATTATAAATTTGAATCGTATAACTTGACGATTGAATTCCATAATTTTTCTCGTAGTTTGTTGCTTCAATTGTTGAGGTTGGTGGGTTCACAATCATTAATGGCAACGTTTTATTATGAATGTCGTTGACTTCATTTGACCAACCAAAATAAAATCCATTGTTTGCCGCTTGTGCCTCATCACACTTGAACGATGTCCATTGAGTTTTCATTTCACCAACGATTGATTGTAAGTTTGAAAGGTTATTCGCCATTTTGTTTTTGTTTTATATTTTTATTTTGTTCTCATTTTCGATTTCGCTTCATTCTCAATTCCCTCCCGAACTGCATTTTCATATTCATTGCACGCCGATGTCCAACTAATATAAGTAAACACCTCATAAACATTTTGTCGTTTAACAGAATTAATTGCGTTCAATGGTTGTTCTGTGAACAATCCACTTTTTGCAACGTCATATAAAGTATTTAACCACCCATAACCCTCCATTATATTCCAATTTCCCGTGGCGTGTCTGTCTGAAATTCTGTTCCCCTCTTTGAAAACGTTTTCAAATTTTGTTGCAATTGTTCCGTTGCATTTGTCAAAAAAAAAACAAAGTCCCAAACAATATTCATTGGCAATTCCTGAAATAATCGTGCTCGTTTCATTATGAGTTTTTCATTATAGTCCTCGTCTTGGTCTTTTGTTTTACAAAGAATCGCCATTTGTTCTGGGACAACAGCAAATCTCCCTCCATCTTTTTTCCCACTCAACATATTTAATTGCGCGCTTTCAATATAATCACCGAATGTTGTTTGTTTGAAATCAATCGTTGGGAAATAATATGTTTCATTCTTAAATTTGAATGAGGGTTTTTCTGAAAATGTTTCTTTGTGTTTTATGTCATTCAGAAATTTCAACATGAATTCGAGACACTCCTCAATCTGATATGAGGGACAACGTTTAATCATTGATGTTTCGCAGTTTGTTAAATAAGCAAAACATTCAAGGTTTGAGTTTATTGCGTTCACCTCGTTTTCCTCCTTTGTTTTTTCCGCCATCAATTCCTCTGTGACTTGGTGTTCATTAATAATATGAACAATTTTCGCATATTGTTTCACACTTAATTCGGACCATTGATTCGGGAGTTTTACTTTTTTCTTTCCAACTTTCAAATTAATCATTGTGTTGTTTTTTTAGTTTTGTTTTTTTTAATTGTTCGCGTTCCATTTCGTTTTGATGTTTAATTAACATGTCATCAAGGTTCAAAATTGTGTCCGACATGTCGGCGTAAAGTTGCCGAATGTCCTCATTTATTTCTGTAATATTGTCCGTGTTTTTTAATGCTGTAGCAAAACCCATTGAACCAAACAACAAAAAATTTGGCAACATGAAAACCCATTCTGTGTAATGAATCGTTTCGTTATTCTCAATGTCTTTGCCAAGTTCATTATGTAAACGGATAGCTTCTGTTTTCAATGGTTTGAACATTTTCCATTTTTCCGCAGGTTCGCATTCCGTTACATTATAAACAAACTCATCAACCATTGCCAAATAATTTGTCAGGATTGATTTATGTTTTTTGTTTATTGTTTTCAAAAATTTTCCCATAATTTCACAAAAGTAATATTTTTTTTCTTTGCCGCTTCGCAGTTTCTTTCGCAACTTATTTGAAATAGACGATTTGGGACTTGCTTAATTCAAAAAATTCCCTCATTATAATTGCGTCCGACAAGTCAGGTGAACGCCCCAACATTGATTTGATTTGTTCTTTTGGAGTGAGGGACAATTTGTTTTCTTTGTCAATGTCATGTTGTTTACATATTTCGAATTCATTTATTATTTCCTGTCTCATTGTTGGGTCGGAACAATTAATGAACACCTGTCCTTTTTTTACACGTTCCGCAAATTTATAATAACATTGAGTTTTTAAGTTTTTATAATTCTCATTCCTTAACGCCCTAGAATTATTAACGAATGATTTTATTCCTTTCAATATGTCAGGAATTGCACCACCAACCCCGTCCGAATCTGTTATAATATTTGAACGTGAAATCAGATTGTCATTCGCAATCCTTTGAACGTTGTCCGCCAATTCTGTCAATGTGTTTTTGTCCCATGTGAATATTTGTTCACATCGGAATCCTGACCACACACAAACGACACTCTTGTCCCGTCCGAATCTGGCAACATCAACCGACATAAACTTTTGTCCTGTCATAACATAATCGTTTGTAAACATATCGTTCAATGAATCCACATCAAACAATCTGGTTTGGTCGTCGCTATATTCCCAATCACCATAAAGCAAACGTCTTTGTGTCAACATGTCTGTTTGTTTTAATTGTTCAATGTAGTGTTTGGAAATGTTTGGATTGTCAGTAACTAACGATTGAATGAACCTGTGATTTGGTTGCAATGTTTTTGATTTGTGTTTCTTATAAAACTGCGTGTAAATCCAACCAATGGACGGATTGCACGTCATAAGTATTTTTGGAATGAGATTGTTTTCGTCTAACCTATAACGAATTCGTGATTGCAAAATGTTATATGCTATTGGTGTGATTTCTGCACACTCGTCAATGAAACAGCCTGAAATTTCAAGTGAACCAAGGGCGTCGAACTGCGGGTCCGAGGGAAATCTGAAAAGGTCTTTCAATAAAATTTCTGATTGTGAATGATGGAGTGTGATTAATGATTTTGTTTCGTTATAAGTATAATCAACATTTGCTTTCAATCCTTGCATTGAACACACCTCAAAGAATGATTGGAGTGTTGTCTCTTTCAAAATTTTCAAACGTGAACGACCAATCACCCAACGTGTCTTTTTATATTTCAACGCTGATTTCAATATCCAATAAACTCCCAACATTGATTTGCCTCCTCCCGCTCCGCCGCCATACAATAAAACGTTGGTTGTCCTGTCCTCCAATATGTCAATCGCCTGTGTTTGTTTTTTCGATAGCTTCATGGTCATAAGATTTAGTTTCTTTCCAAACCAATGGACTTCCGTCCGAACCTGTTATTTCCTGTCGTTCAACATAACCACGATTTTTCCCTTTACATTTCAAATAAAAGAGAATTGTCGGAACGTTCCCGTCTTTAATTAGTTTCCACATTTCCGCCTCGCATATATCCAACGCCGCTTCCTGAATATCGTTAACACTTGTTTTGAAATCAATGTCGCCGTTATACCATCTGTAATATGTTGAACGATTGCATTCCGCAAAATGACACGCCAACGTTACATTTCCCATGTTTTGTTCAAGGTGTTTCAATAATACACTCTTTGTGATTTTGGTTCTGGTCTGTTCCTTTTTTATATGTGCCCCATTTTGTTTCATTTTTTTAGTTAAATTATTTGACATGATATTATTTTTTTACAAAAGTAAACAAAACTTCAACAATTCTTTCAACACCTGAAAATTGTTTTTAACATTACATTGTGAAACCACCCAAACTTGCAATTGGAACGTTCAACGCTTCAATGATTGCGAATTCAAATATCTTTGATTTATTGTCATAACCAATCACATCACCCCAATTCTCACACAACAATTCCCACGCTTCAAATGTTTCCTCACTTACTTTCAATGTGATTACTTTGTCATAAACTTGTTTGTTGTCTTTTGTTGTTTCTTTACTTTCAATTGGATTCACTTTGAGTTCGTCATAATCAAACGGCAAATTCCTGTAATTGTCATAATAATATTTTGAATGTTTTACGTCTGTCATTTTGCAATGATACAAAAAAGAAAAGCAACATTCCCGAAATTGCGGGAACATTGCCTTTCACCAAAAAAACCAATTATAAGGAACCACCCTCACAATGGAAACAAATGCAAAAATAATTATTCGGTTGGTTTGTTTTTCGTATTTAACGGAATAATCTTTTTGTCCACCTGTTTTTCTTTTAACTCTTTATTTGCTTCGGCTTCTAACTCTTTATTTCTTTGTTCTTGCAATGCTTGTAATTTTTGGTTTCTTTCCTCCATTTTTACAATCAATTGTTCTAATCGTGCAAGTTCAATTTCAATGAATGTGATTCCAATGTTTTCCTCACCATGTTTCTTTTTGTAGGTTTCAAACATTTTATAACAGCCGTCCTTTTGTTCAATGTTTTTACACGACCAGATTGCTTGGCAAATTTTGACGCATTCGTCTTTTGCTGTAATTTCTTTTTTTGTTTTGTTCATTTTATTTATTTATTTGATTAATATTCCTTTATTAAAAATCGAAACATAATTGATTCCCGTTATTAATATTCTGTTTTAGTTCCAAATATAATTCTTTTATTTGTTCGGCGGTTAATTCGTGGCAAATACAAGTGTGGAGTTTCATTCTGATATATTCATTTTTCGTGATGTGTTCCACCATTTCCCGACTCATATCAATTGGACTAATGTCTTGATTGTTATTCATTTTGTTTTTTTTCAAATGCTTTCATTTTTGCGTTGTAAGTTGACAACAACATTAAGTGTGGTTTTCCTTTTGTTAATCGGCGTCTCATTGCGTCTTTCATTTTTGCTGTCGCTTCTGTTTTATCATACGCCATAATAATAAAGTCGTCGCAGTCCCAATCACCATAACTTGCAATCCACCCATAATATTGGCAAATATATTTCTTTAATTTTTTTTGTTTATTCAAAGGAACCATAAATTGTTTTGTCTTGAAAGTCAATCTGAATGTTACTTAATCTATATTGACCATTGAACTTGTCTTGGGTTTCTGTGTCAACTTCAAACTCTGACAAATCAAGTTCCAATTCAAATTCTAATTCTGTGTCGTTGTCCTCATCGTAAATGTTAACATGACAATAAACGTCCTTGACCCCTGTGAGACACACAGACAACGTTTTAACACCCCAACTCTTCATTTCTATAAAGAACGTCCATTCCGCTTTCAATTGAACGGAAATCGTGTCTATTTCGTTTGTATCGTTGAATTCAACATTGTGTTTTTCTTTCACCAATTCTTTAATGTAATCGTTTTCAAAAAATAAATCCACATCAAAAGAATCGTTTCCGTTGTGGTTGTTCACCACAAAAATTTCTGTCATCATAATTTTATTGTTTTAATATTTCAATTTTCTCAATGTTTTTGAAAAAAATTTCAGCAATGTCCGAGTTGTCCCATTCGTCTGCGTAATCGTCCCCAACTTCTGTGATGTTTATTCCCTCGCGTGATTGAACGTCTGTCGGGTCGGAACTCCAACGTGGTTGATAAAACACTTCTTTGTTGAACAACGATGTTGGCAAAATCAATTTAATGTCTGTGTCCTCATTGAATTCAGAATAATCATTAAAAATAATCACGTCAAGGTCTTTGTCCATTTCCCATTCCCATTGTTTTGATTTCAAATGTTTCAATATTTCAGTTTTCATATATTCATGATTTTAGATTTCAAATGTTTTTTTAATGCGTTACAACGTTTTGATTGATTGTCCGTGGAATAATAACTCCATTCGTTTTTGAAACCTCGGAACCCGTTAAACTCTTTGTCCAAAAATAAAGACATAAAACCTGACGTGTTCACCTCAAAAAACGAAATGTTGATTGCACACGAATTTATTGCAAGTGAACCATTCCACGCATAAGCGTGAACCTCAATCGCGTCCTTATGGATTCCACCAAACTCACCATTGTTGTTTGGATAAAACGTTTCGAACACATATTCATAAAGAATGTTTTCATCATTGTTGCTTCTGTCCAATTTTGAAATTGGAATGTTAACCCCAACAAACGCACCTGTGTCATAATTTCGAACACCTAAAAATCGAACCGCCTTTGTGTCGTTCTCATAATTACATTGGTCGCTGGTGTTTCTTTTTTTCATTAAATAAACTTTCCCAACTCTTAATTTATTTGCAGGAACATTCTGTCTTTTTTTCCACATTCTGTTTTCCATTAACATGTCTTTGACAAATTCCCAACGTGGGTCTCCAAACTCGTTGTCCTGTCTCCATTTTGTGTTGATTGGATTTGATTGGTTTTCGTTTGAAAGTAATGTGTTCATGAACCTCAACCCCTCTGTTGACGAAATGAGTTCATTGTGAGTGTCGCATTGTGCAAATGATTTGTGATAATTTGGTTTCATAATTGATATTTTTTTGTAGGGACAACATGTCCCCTTTCACCACCACAACCCCACAACTTTCGTTGCAGGGCGTTGGGGTGTTTATTGGTTAACTGACAAGATGTTCTCTGTTCTCAATTTCAACGCCAATCATATCGTCATCAAAATTAAAATATTCCATAATTACTTCAGCGTCTTTTGTTATTTGTTGTGAACGATTAGAAACGTTGTCCATTGTTTCCTCAATTTCCACGCCGTCCAAATGTGTTGGTTCTGCGTTTGTGTGAACCCAATTTGTTTTGTTGTTCATTGTCCAAACGAAATCCATGTCCCATTTGTCTGCAAATCTAATTTTCACATTCAAATGAACGCTGTCAGTGTCAATTGATTTTCCTGTTTCTATTTTCACAACCTCTGGTTTTGTGTTTTGATTGTGTTGAATAAATTTGTGATTGAAATTTGAATTGATTACGTCCCACATTTCTAATTTTGATGACGCGAATTCGTTTGCTTCTTGTTCTGTTGCAAAAATCATTGGCATTTCATATTTGATGTTTTCTTTCAAACGGATAGTTTGTTTAACGATTTCCATTCTGTCCTCATTTAAGATTGTGAACACGTTTGTTGTTTTTGGTGTTGCAGTTTGCTTATTCATTATCTTGATGTTTCTTTTGTATTGTAACGATTCGTTGTCAAAAACTTCTGTTGCCGTTTTGAATTTTGGATTGTGATTGCTGTTGAAAGTTGTTGTGGTTGTTTTCCCACCCCATTTGTTTGTTGTGATTTTTTCAGTTCTTGTTGGTTTCATAATTGATAGTTTTTGGTTAATTAATTATTGTCATAAAAAAAGTAATCGTTGATAGGTCTTGGAAAATATTCTCCGATTTCTTTATTTGTTAATTTTTGTAAAAATTTAATGAACTCGTTTGTTTCTGAAATTGTAACAAAATGCTCGTTGCTCATTTCTTCTGTCAACGTGTCTTGAATATAATATCCGATTCCTCTCATTTTGTAAGTTCTGATAAATCTTTTTGTGTTTTTTGTTTTCATACTTCAAATATATGCAAGTTTTTTTGATTTCAAACTACAAAATGAAAGAAAGTTTCAATTTATTTTCTTTTAACCTGATAATCAACACGTTAGAACGTTAAAAAATATGTAAAAAAGTGAAAAAAACCTTGATTTTAGTCAAAATCCTCGTTCAAATAACGTGTGATTTCCTCAATTGTGTGGTCAAAACCCTTGCAAACTACCGCATAATAACCGCGGTCGTTCAAATCTGACACCCATTGTTTTTGAACTTTTGACGGATAACATGTTTTGTCCGCTTTCAATTCAATTGCCATTCCGTTATGTCTATTTGTTGGGTGATATAAAAACAAATCTGGGAACCCTTTAACATATCCACTTGCTTTCATTTTCTTTGCAACTGACAACGAGGTTCTCATTCCACCCGCCGAAGCACAAAAACGAATTTCTGGGAATTGTAATTTCAACCATTTCACAACTCCAATTTGCAATAATAATTCCGTTTGTCGATTTTTCATTTCAACTGTTTCATTTGTTTGTCGGTTGGAATTGTCCCTCTTAATTTACTGGCAATTGTTTTCATTCCCGTTCCATTGCGACTGCGATATTTCAAACGTTTGTCTTGACGTTCTGGTTCTTTGCTTGATTCATTCCAAATCAATTGTCTGTGATTTTTCAACCACAAATAATATGTTTGAACATTAATAACAAATTTTGCCTCATGTGAACGAACGCCTTGACGAAACGCCATAATCACATCAATGAACGTAAGAGAATCGCCAAAGTCCTCAATCAAATCATTTGCCAAGCTGTTTGACATAATCACGAACCAATTCTCGTCCTTGTTGTTTTGTCCCAATTCAATGAGTGTTTTGAATAATAAATCATTGCACATGATTTTCAATTCATTTATTTCAATATCTTTTATTTTCATTGTCCCATGAGTTTTTGTTTTGCTTTCAAATAATTGTCCATTGAATTTGTGATTGATTTTTTTGTGTTGTTGTGATTCCATTTTTTATCATTCTTGGACCACGTTTTCATGCGGCGTTTGGAACACCAAGTTTTTTCAAGTGATTGTCGTGTCTTTCCACTTTTGGATTTCTCTTGCCAATATTCAATGAAATCAATTTTCATTTCTTTTGGATAATCTAATGACATAATTTCGTCCTCCCATTTAATAGATAATTTAATTGAATTGTTAATTGTATTATTATGTTTTAAGTTTTCTTTAATGGTGCCTTTAAGTTTTCTTAAAGCCTGTTTTTCTAAATTCTTAAAAGCTGATTTCAAAATCCGCCTCCGTCCGTCAAAAGAAATACATTTAACATAACCCAATTTTTTCAATTTAGAAATGGAAATTGAAATTGTTGTTGTGGACACGTCCAGAAATTCCGCAAAATATTCATTGGAAGCAAAACAACCCTGTTCGTTGTCAAGTGATTGAATTTCAACATATAATATTTTTTCGGTCCACGAAAGTTTTTTGTCCAAATAAACATCACGCGGCAACCAAACACCCAGAAAATTTCTTTTGTTTTCTTTCATGATTAAAATGGAACATCGTCATGTGATGGTGCTCCTTGTTGAATTTTTTGTGTTTGAATTTTTGAAATGAATTTGTTTTGTTCTGCGTAGTGCGTCAACCCATTTTCAGATTTTGTTTGTCTTTTTTTAATATCAATTGAAACAAAACCCTTTTCATTTTTTAATTCATTCAATTGTTTTGTTAATGATTCCACACTAACGTCAATTTTTATAATTGAACCACCATTGTCAAATTCTTTTTCTCTAATAAAGAGACCATTTATAAAAGTTTTTTCGTCCATAATTTTAATTTTTTTTGTTATTATTTTTGTTATTTATATTGTTGTCAATATGTTTTTCAATTTGGGTCGCCGCATAAAGTCCCGTCGCAATTCCTATCATATACAAAACCAAACCGAACAACACTTTAATCATTATTCATAATTTTTCAATGAATCCTTTATATTGTTCCACCCATTCTGGTGGTTGAAAACGTTCCGAAAATATTTTGTCAATGGTTCCACATGTCAAATTAAAATGTTTTGTTGCGTATAAAACCGAACAATCCTGTTTGGTGATAAAATCCAAAATTTCATTTTTTTTCCGTTTCGTTAATTGTGCGAACCCCTTTTTTTTATTTCTCATCGTCCGAAATTATTTCGTCCAATTTACTCAAATTTAATTCTGTCAACCTGCCAATCGTTCGTAATTGGTCAAGACGGAATTTTTGTGGGTTCTCGCAATATGCTTTTATTGTTGGTTGTGAAATTGATAATTCATGACCCAATTGTCGTTTGGATATTCCGTGAAACCTCATTGTTTTAATGAAATCATTGTCTGTTTTTTTTGTCATTTTATTTTATTTTTTAATTAAACACTCCGTCCCGAAACATGTTGTCCAATTGTTCTTTTGGGTCTCGCACGATTTGATGTTCTTTCAACTCATTTACTAATTTATTGAACTCACTTTGACGCAAACTTTCCGACACTTCCAACATTTTCGATTTCGTGTCATTGTCATAAATTGAATTCCAAATCAACGATTCCAACATTCCAATTGCATTAAAATTCTCCACAATCGGGTCCTCGATTTCGTCCAACAACTCATCAATAATATGTTTTTCGTTTGCCATAAGCTTTCAAAACTAAAACAATTTTTTATATTATACAATTATTTTTTGTTTTCTTTTGAACTTTTCTTTGTTAATTTCTTTCGTTTTTTGATTTTCTGGTTGTCCTTAAATTTTTTGAATTTCAATTCACCAATTCGTTCCGAAACTGTTGTTTCCAATTCTTTTTGTTTTTCTTGCGTCAATGTTTCATAAAGAGACGCGTCCAATTTTCCCCACTCACGGCGGTCGTTTTGGAATAAGTTTTTATAACCTTTTATCATTCCGAAAACGTAAAAAATATAACACATCACAATCAATAAACATAACACGGCAACACACAACATAATTTTAATAAACATAATTTTTAATTTTTAATTTCTATTTCTATAATTTTGTTTGATTTAATTAACTCGTCATATTCTTTCAATGTGTAATTAATAACAATTTCAGAAAATAACAATAAATCATTCAACATAATAACGTCCCCGTTTTCAATCACCTTTCCATAAATAACGGGTTCATTTAACAAACAAGGGTCTTTCCCTTGTCGCTTCATTCTGTTAATGAAAAAAGACGCTGACTCATGTTCAATCCAATTTTCACCCAACACATTTGAAACCACGTCTTTAACTAAAAAATCACATGGCAATTCAAATTTTGATTTCAACATTTCACATTGTGATGTGATTAAATACCGCGCGTGCAAATATAGTGTATCTGTCATATTAAAACAATTTCGTTTGCGTTAAATATTTCACCAATCGTTTGTTGGCAATTTCAACATATTCACTTGATATTTCCGAACCAATCCATTTTCTGTTTTGTAAATGTGCCATTTTTGCTGTTGTTCCCGAACCCATAAATGGGTCATAAATTAAATCGTTTTCATTACTCCAACTATAGAGATGGTCTGCTGCTAATTTTTCAGGGAAAACGGCTGGGTGCCCTACATTTTCATTTTGAAACCCCACTAAATAATTCCATATATTTACTCTAATTCCATTGTAGTCGGTTATTTGTTGTTTTTTAACATTGGATTGTTGGCGCTTGCTTCCGTCAGGATTGTATAAATTTCCCATTGAACTAATATCTCCAACAGTTTTATTTGGTCTGTCCTTTATTAAGTTTGTAGTGTTTGGTTTGCCTTTACTAAAAATAAACATATATTCAAAAACTTGATAATAGCGATTTTTAGAGGGGAAAGGGGGGCTGTTTTTCTTAAATATCATTGTGTCGTGTAAATTAAAACCACATTCCATAAAAAATAAAGCTTGTCGAAAACTTGAACCCGTTTCACTTCCGTCAATCGTTGCGTCCCCCACAACCCAAACAACAACCCCTCCTTTTTTTGTAATACGAAACAATTCTTTTGCGATGGATTCAAAATTAAATTCATATCCCTTATATGTTCTTAAATTATCATAAGGTGGGGACGTAATAATTAAGTCAACAAAATCGTCAGACATTTTGGACATCGTGTCCAAGCAATTTTCGTTGTATATTTTATTAATTTCAATCATTGTTCGTTGTAATCAATCATTACATCACCCAAGCCGCCGTCTCCTGTTCGTTTTGGTGTCGGTGTTGTTTTGTGGGTTGGTTTGAAATCGTCCGCCTCGTCCTCCGAATAAACACCACACGAATAAAATTCTGTGATTTGTAAAATTGCTCTCACCTTTGCACGTTTTTCCGCCATTTCAGGATAATATGCAAGTTGACAATTCTTTGTTGTAGCTGACCCAAACGTTTCAATTAATACGTCTTTGCCGTCTTTGTTCATTAACGCTGTTGCTTTTACAACACAGCCGTTTAACATATCACTTTGAACGATTTCAAAACTCAATTTGATGTCGTCCTTTGCCATGATTTTTTCAACTCCCGTTCGTGTAATCATAATATAACCGAATTTTTTGTGTTTGAACACGTCCTCTGGTGTTAAATTGTAGTGATTGTATAATTCCTTTAATCGTTCCCTGTTGGTGTTTGCTGTCATGATTTATTTGTTTTTTATTTCTAAAATTAATATTGAGGGAACCTCCAATTTGGTTTCGTCCCAAGTGTCTTTGACGTTGAACGCCATTATTTGATGTTGTTCTTTTTTATAAATAAACGTGATTGTGGAAACATAATTGAACATGTTGACGTAAACCCCAACAACCTCACAACCAAATTTTTTCAAGTTCCGACATGATTTCCGAATGAGTTTTTCGCGGTCTTTCCCACTCATGTTATTTAATTCTTTCCAATTGTCCACACCCATTATTTATAAATATTTCCTTTATATTTTGGATTTGAGTCCGCGTCAATTAGTCCTTTTGATTTCTCTACCAGACCCACAACCACGTCTCCCGCAACTGCGTTTTTAATTAATTTTTCCCACTTGACGAAATTTCTGAATGTGGAATCCACACACGTTCTGAATGAACGTTCACCATCGTTGAAAAAAACATAATACATTTGACCACCGAATCGTGATGGAACTTTTTTCGTATTTTTGAAAATATATTCTTTCATTGTCTCCAAGATTTATTGTTATTATTTTGGTTGTGTTCAAAGCCGTCAACCATTCCGACCGATTTTGCGTGTTCGTAAATAAACCACACGACTATTAAAATAAGTATTTCCATTTTTTTATTTTTTTGAATTTAAGTAAAACCAAGCGTTGTCCCTTTCCTCCTTTTCACACGTTGTGAACATTGTGTTGTGCATTTTATTCAATTGTGTTTCAATTCTTTTATCTCTGTCTGTCCACTCAATTGAATTTCTTTCGCCATTTCGTGTGAAATATTTTGCGTTTGTATAATCGGAAAACCTGTCGTGTAGTTCAAAAACAATTTCCGAAACCCGTCCATTTATTTCCATTGTTGTCGGACGGGCCACAGCACAGTGCCAACAATCCAATAAAGCGTGAACATTCCTATTAACACAATCAAAAAGTCCATAAGGATTTGACTTAACATTTCCACATTCTTTTCTCAAACGTGTTATGTCTTTGTGAGTAAATCTGTCCGCTTGTCTTTCCTCAAATCTTTGTTGAGTAATTTTTTCCATTTGGTTGTCTGTTATTTCAATTGTTGGTTTGTTGATGTTGCTTGTGTTAAGAAAAATTTTCATAATTGATATTTTTTGGAGACGCAAAACGCGCCCTTTCATACCACCAAAACCCCGACATTTTCATGACGAGGTTGGTGTTGTTTTGGTTGGGGTCGCTGTTACATTTGGTTTTGCAAAACCGCCTGTTACGAGATTACGACATTTTCAGGTTCTCACACCCCAATTTGAAACCGCGAATTTCAAATCACTCACCACAACATCTTTATATGTTAAAGAAACACAAACAATGCTGGTTTTTCAAATTTGTGTTTCAATATTTCAATGAACTTTCGTTGACAAAACTACAAAAAAATTGCATATAAAACGATAAAAGCAAGTTTTTTTTATTTACTAGGTTAAAAAAGTATAAAAAAAGGGGTTAAAACTGAAAATTTGTTTAATAAACTGAAAGAAATTTCCTTTAATTTCGTCAACTTCTTATAAATTATGTGAGAATTGACACACCATTCCTTGATTTTCGTCCCAAACAAACGCCTCACAAGCTTGAACCGCTCCTTTATAACCTTTCAAATTGTGCCAAGCGTCGGTTCCCGACAACGAACGCATGTATCTCAACACAATTCCTTTGTGTTCTTGCGTTGACATGAATTTTATTTCTTTTTTGTGATGTAAATGTCCAATATGAATTTCACGATATTTTGTTTCGGACCACAATTTTGGCTTTTCGGTGGCGACAATCAATGGCAAATCAGCAATTTTTTCATTGTTTCCATGTGTATAACCAATTAAACATTTTCCGAACTTATAATATTTTCTGGGAGTTGGTTGGTTATTAACTGAAACATTTTGGTTGTTGTGATACCAACAAGACAACACATCGCCAACATAAAACGAACGTTCCCAATCGTGATTTCCTTGAACCACAATCACGTCAACGGGTGCAACTTGGGACAATATGTCAATTCCCTCAATTAATAATTCTCGTCCCGCCTTGAATGTTTTTTGCCAACGAACGTCCTCGTCCTGTGGTGTCCCCGCGGTCGTTGTGTTATTCAAATTGTCGGAATTAAAAAAATCGTTGCCAATTGGAAAAACAATTCGTTTGATGTCATAACATTGAACTTTCGAAATAATGTCTGAAATCGCCGATAAATAACGTTTTCGTGCAATTTTCGTGTCGTAATTGTCTCCCGTTTCCAAACCCCAACATAATTTTCCAAAATGTAGGTCAAAAATATTGATTTCCAACAATTGTCCAACATTGATTTTTTTGTATTTAATCGGAACATATTTTGGTGCGAAATTTTTAACCTCGTCAACCAATTCTGTTTTTAATTTCTTTAATGTGAAAATGTCATTGTTTTTTTTCAACCACGCTTTTATTTGAAACAAAGGTTCAACAATAACACGTCCCTCAATTGTGGACCCAACCTCCCATTTGTTAACAATATAACGTTCAATTTCCCAAACCTCTGTGTCTATTTTACACGCTTCAATCAAATCGTCCAATGTTTTAATTCTGTTTGATTTTTTTGACGTTATTGTTCGTTTGTTTTTTTTCTCATCAACAATAACCTCGTTCGACTCTTTCATTGTGTTTAATAAATTTAACAGACATTGAACTTGAATCGTTTCGGAAAATTCTCTAAATTGTGAAATCAAATGTTGGAGGGGTTCGTTCCAATGTGGTCGGAATTGTTTTGGGTTTTTTAGATTTTCACTCAAAATTATTTGAAAATGTTAAACACTTTGAAAATATCTTTGAAAAATATTCTCACAACTAACAATAACGCTGCAATCGCAAACGCAAAATATGTCCAATCCTTTGCGCGTTCTGCAAACGTTGGTTTTCTGACAATAACCTTTTCAACAGGAATTTCATTTGTTATTATAATTGTGTCGCTTTCACATTCACCCATTAAATAAATCACACTATCTTTTTTAATATATTTTATTTTGATTTTATCATTTTCAACAATTATTGTGTCGGAATTCGTTGTGAAAATAAAAGACGTGTCAACGGAAATTGTTTCAAAAATGATTGTGTCTCGGACAATTATGGTGTCGTTTTGTGTGGTTAATTCTGGGAATTTTTGGGTTAATTCATAAATTTTTTTTTCGGCTTTGTCCACCTCACATTGCCTTGTCGTGCAACATGAGGTGAGGACAAAAGCTAAAATTATTATTCCTATGTTTTTGAACATTTATCACACCCATTTGAGGGTCTTTTTGTTTCTCCATAAATGTAACCAATTACAAAGGGTGAAAGGGCTGCGAAATACGCTGCAAATTCACTCATGTTTGTTCCTTGTTTTATTCCGAAATAACCAAATATTAACCATGAAACCATCATGAATAAAGTTAAGGTGAATCGTTTTGAATTAAAGATATTAAATATTTTCATTTTATTTTTATTTTTATTATTATTAAATTCCGCTTCCGTAATGGTTCGGATTCTCTGTGTAAATGTTTTTACTATTTATTTCCAATTCCTTGCAGTAATTTGGGACAAAGAAGCAAGGACATGATTTTTTTGAAAATTGATTGTGTCCCGCAATTAACAAGTCGGGGTGTCTTAAAATTTCATGTTTGACATAAATTTCAAGAGTGTCTCTTTGTTCGTTTGTGAGTGTGTTTTTTGGGTCTTTGTTTTTATCAAGACCACCGACATAACAAACGTGTTTTGAATAAGCGTTAATTCCTTTCACACCCCACGTCATTTCTGAATATTCAATATAGTCGTCATTCGGGTTTGTTCCCTCGGCAAAATGCATATTGTGCAAAGCTCCGTCAAGTGTAATCAAATCGGAATAACCAACACGCGACCAACCTCGTCCAGATTTTCCCATGTGCCATTCCTTGATTTGTTCTGGTTTTATGTTAACACCCTCAATTGTTGCGCTGCAATGAATAACTAAATATTTATATTGAGACATATTTGTTTTTTAAGTTAACGTCCTTGACCTCGATATTTTTTTTTATAACCATTTTGACCTCGACTTGCATTTTTTGAATGAACTCCTTTCCTTTTTTTCCTTGATTTTTCTCTAAATATAAAAGCGTTTGTTTTTGCCATTTTATTTTTTGGTTTTATCGTTCCAAAATTTTATTTCTTTTGTTATTTTAACGAGCGTCCAAATTAGTGCTGCGCTATAGGACGCCAATTTCAAACCCATTTCCAAATCTGTCATTGAAATTCCAATTGCACCCACATTAAGCATGATTGTCATTGGACAAATTCGTGATATTATTTCATTCATTTTTTTATTTATTAAAAATTAATCATTCGTAAATTTTATTGTGCTGTCAAAATAAAAACTGCCGTTAATTGCCGTGAGTCGCGCCGTTATTAAATAAATACATTTAGGGGTTGGCTCCTGTGGACATGCTAAATTAAAACTCGACACCTGAAAACACAAAGGGTTGTTATTTCCTGTTAATGCAAGGTCTCCCGTTGTTGCCATTAAACACATGTCCATATTTGCCCCCGTTGATTGGCAAGGATTCCAAAAAACCCTCCACAACTCTAAATTTACACTCACACCCGCCGCACCTCCAATATGTCCCGTCCATTCAGTTGGTGTCTCGGACTCTGTTACACTATACCAAGACCCTCCCACTGCGTCTTTTGGTGGAATTGTTGTTGGTGCCGCACCCAAGTCAACTGTGTATTTATGCTCGTTGTTCCCGCTTGGCGCCGCCTGACAAAAGGTGTTTGTTCCCGTGAGGTTTCCATAACCTTTTTTGTGGGTTGACACAAATTTTCCACTCGCGGCGCCCGAATCCGTTATCCATTCCAAAAGACCAGAAGCGTTTTTTGACAATATTGTTCCAATCGCCGCTGCGTCAAAATTCTTTGGATTGTGAATTTGGTCGTTTGCCAAATCTTTGTGTAAATTACTCATCTTTTTTTTCTTTTTTAGTTTGTTTTTTGTCTTTATTGTCCCATTGTGATTGACATATCGCAATGCGTTGAGTTATATTTGAATATTCAGTTGACATCACATTGTCATCAATACAACGTGTGATGAATTTTGATTTTGTCTCGTCTTTTGTTGGTGTTGGAATCGGCATAATTTTAATAAATAATCATTCCATGTGTCTTTGACACAATTTTGTTTTTATTACATAATAAATCAACATCGGTTGCGTCTGCATATTCAGGAAATTCGGTATAATTTTTGTCTAAAAATTTAATCATTTGTTCCAACATCACTTTCCCTTTACGATATGTGTCTTGTTTGTAAACATTTAATTCGTCAGAACTCACCACGTTTGCAAATTCAGGAATGTTGTGGACAATTCCTGACGATGTGGATTGATGTTGAATTTCAACAATTAATTCAAAACGTGTGAACCACGCCAATGTTGGTTTTATCCAATCTGACATCAATGTTGTTTCTTCTGCGGTTTCTGTTCCACCATCAAACGCGTCTTTCAAATGAATGTAAAAATCACGTCCAATTGGGTCCATAATATGTGCAACCTCTGCAAGTTTTCGAACCTCTGACGAAATTAAAGATGTGTCGGTGTTTTTATTTGTGAACGCAAACGTTATAACTTCTGCGGCTGTCATAAAAGGTGCGTCCGCCATGTAATTTTCTACAATTGCCATATTATTTTGTTGTTTTATTAGTTAATAAAATGTCCCCGTTTTCCTTAAATTCAAAACCAAGCAATTCACGTTGTTCATTTATCGTCAAAACACTCGATGGAGTGATGTCCGATAAAAATGAAATTGGTGGTTCGTAAACAATTTGTAAATCTGACGTGTCAATTGCTGTTAACTGTGTAATAATTTTTTTTATTTTATTTAACACTAACCCCTCAACGTCTTTTATTATTGTTCCCATAACCATTTCCCAAGCAACTCGAATTTCTGCACCTGTTGAATTTAATTTTCCCGCCGAAACAATTCCTGACATTGCTGGTTGCCAACGATGTGCAGTTATAATGTTTTGAGACGTCAATTTTTGTAAATCCATAAACGAGCCGTCAGAACTATCATTCAACATTGTTATGTTGGCGGGTGATGTGTCTCCATTTTTAACAAGGAATAAAATTTTTGAATTATTTCCCTCACCTGTCCATTTTTGTTGTGCTTCTTTGACTAATTCCTCGGCTTCCATTTCACCCATGTCTCCATTGATTTCAACAATACAACTTGGCGTGAAATTATTTTCAAATTTTGTTAAATTATATTTCTGCAAATGATTATCAATACCAATCCATTCCAACGCCGCCACAAAATCTGGCAAACCATAATAACTGAATGTCGGTTCATAATCTTTGAAATGCAGAATTGATGTGTTGTTTTCAAAATTTGGATAAATAGGAATAACAACTTGGTCTTTTTTTGTTGCTTGGTATTGTGTCCAATCTGGGTGAATGTAAACAAACTCTTGGTCTTTTGAAACTCGACATTTGGTTGCGTCAATGTGGAATAAATTTATTCCTGTTTTGTGTTTAACGATTTGCAAATAAGAATTCCCGAAACAATAATAATCGTCAATCACACTTGCATAAACTTCACGCAAACTTTCGTCAATATTTACATTTTCCAAAAAGTTGACCAACATTTCATTTTCGGAATGAAACTCTTGACCAATTGAAAGAATTTTTTTCTGACCTAAAATTGCCCGATGTGTGGGTGATTTTCTTTTGATTTCTGCTAAAAATTGAGGGAATAAATTGTCCACACCGAATGGAATATAAGGAGTGTTAATTCTTTGCATATTTGTAACCTCATCAATTCTTTCGGGAACCGCCAAATTTATAATGTCAAACTTTGCGAAACCCAACTTTGACGCGGCTTTCTTAATCGTTTGCGCTGTCGTCTGTTTTCGTTTCATTTGATTTTGATTTTTTAACTTTTATTTTTTTATTGTCTCCGACAACAAAATCACAACCTGCGTCGTCTAATTGCTGCAAATCTTTTTGTGTTATTGTTCTGACAACAAATTTTTTCAAAACCCCGTTAATTTCATAACGAAACGATTGTGAATTCAAAATGTGCTTTTTTAATTTTAATTCCATTTTATTATTTTTTTTCAAAAATACTTATTTAATCAAATAAAAAAGCGAACACCTTTCAAAGATATTCGCTTTTTAATGTTAATAAAGTAAACTTCCGTCAGGTTTTACAACAATCAAATCAACTATTATACAGGAATTACCCCCGTGAATGCTCTTGGATATTCTCCTTGTTGAGTTGTGATTGTTATTGCTGTTCCGTTTGCGTCTTGTAATGCAACGCCCGTCGCTTCCTCACCTGATGTAAACTCCATGTAAGCTGTTTCCTCAAATATTTCGTCCCAACCTAGAACGAACATATAAGTCACTGCGGGTGTTTCACAATCGTCAGCGTAACTTTCAACAATTGCCGTCATTCCACAACTTGTAACCAACTCCATCAAATCGTGATTAACTTCGCCTGTAACTTTTGGAATATATAATTCAAGAGAAACGTCAATCATTGTTGACCCATTTTCTCTTGTTGCGGAAGCTGTGAATCCTGCTGTCCCTCTGTCAAATTCCCATTTGAAAAATACTGCGGCTCCGACCATTGTCACTGTTGTGTAACCATGTGAACCCGCTGTAGCGTCTAATGTGAAAGACGTTATGTCGTCCGTGTTTGCAAGGTGAATCGCTTTCAACCCACCTCGTCTGTTTCTATCGCAACAAATTACGTTATGTCCTGTTGTTAATGCCATTTTTTTATGTTTTTAATAGTTAATAATTAATATCCAATTTGAACCATGCTGTCATGTAGAAATTGAACACCCATTTTGAAATAACTTCTTACATAAACTTTCTCTGTAAGGTCATCATAAAACATTTTCATTTCTCCTTGTGGGTCGTTAGTGTCTGTCCCAACTGCAAGATTTTGTTTTGCAACATAACACGCTCTGATGTCGTCAGCTGTCCCAACTTGTGTTGCCGCTGTGTCCCAACTATACATTGGAATAATTTCAACACCTCTGAAATAAACTCTGACAAGTCCGTCAACTAATGTTGAATAACCCTCTGCATTTCCTAGGTCCTCTAATGTTGTTAAATAATCATCATATAAAGTTCTCGAAACATAAAACGCTTTGTCTCTTGCTTCAACTCCTTGTAATGCTGACGGTGCTGATGTCCACATTGCTCTCAATGCTGTTAATGCGTTTCCTGCCGCCCATGCTCCTGAATTTGGAATCACAACTTTGTTTCCGTCCACTGTTGCGTCTGCAATTAGTAATTTCCACCACCCGTCTGTTGAGTCATAACACGCCGCCGAAGCTCCCGCCTCCGCTGTGTCTCCCCACCAAGCTAATTTGGTGATGTCGTTTCCAATTGATTGTCTCACGTTTGCAAGAATTGTGTCCATTAAATCTGTTCCTGTTAAATCAAAAACATTAATTCCGTTTTTGAAACTTTCCTCAATGTAAGTTCCAAAAAATGCGTCTTGACATTCCGAAACAGCGACTCTTAATCGTCCCGCCGTTATTACTTTGTCATTCACATCGAACTCCCCTGTTTCCGCTCCACCACATGTCGTGTATTTTGCAACAATACATGACAGCGCGTCAGCTGTGTAAAGGTTCATTTTGTGTTTTACGTTCGGAATTACTCTAAATTGGAAAATGTCCGAATCTCTAAAGATTGGTTCCAAAAACAACTCCGAAAAATTAGCGCCTGAATAGGTCGCTGCGATTGCTGATTGTGCTACATTTGCCATTTTTTCTAATTTTTAGTTATTATTATTTATTAAATTGATTTATGCGTGTTTCTTAATTGCTTCCGCCATTGCATTAAAGAAACCCAAATTTGGGTTTGCTGATTTCTCAACCTCAACCACACTTGGGTCCGCTTTTGCCACAACGTCTGTTTTTCCCGCTTTTAATTTAGAGTTTTCGTTTTCTAAAACTTTTATTTCCTCCAATTTGTTTTCAATTTCTTTCGCATTGTCCTCCGCTTCGTCCTCTGACATTCCAATTTTTTCCTCAATGTCATGAATTGCGTTTTCTAAATTGTCAACTCTGTCTTTTAGTTCCTCGTAACTTAACGCCCAATCCGCCTTTTCAGCGTCGCTTTCCTCGTCCTCTGGTGCGTTTTTAATTTCAGGTGTTTGATTGATGAACAAGTCCTTGATTTGTGATAAAAGGTTTTTGTTTACCTCTTTCACATCATTTGTGTTTTCTTTTGCCATGATTTCTGTTTTATTTATATTTATTATTGAATTGATTTTATCGTGAGTTATATTTTTGAATTTTGAAATATTGTAATTGTTTTCAACTTTCAATGGTTCTGTTATTCCGTTCGCAAATCCAAGTTCATTCGCTTCAAGCGCATTGAACCATGTTTCGGATTCCATCAAACCAACCAATGTTTCGACATCTAAATTTGATTTTGTGGAATATATTTTCGCAATTTCGTTTCTGATTTTATCTAAAATCGAGGCTGTTTTTCTTAATTCGTTAGCGTCGCCACCTGACATTGCAAAAGGATTGTGAATCATGAACAAAGAATTTTCCGCCATTTCTATTTTATCACCCGCCATTGCAACAACCGACGCAATCGACGCCGCGATTCCCTCAATTTTAATAACAACTTTTTTCGCGTGGTTTTTTAATGCGTTATAAATCGCAATTCCGTCAAATACGTCGCCACCTAATGAATTGATGTGGACGTTCAAATCCTTGTCTCCAACCTCTTGTAATTGATTAATAAAACTTTGCGCGTTTACTTCATAACTTCCGACCTCTGAATAAATCCAAATGTCCGCTGTCTCTGACGTTGCTTCGTTTTTGAATTCAAACCAATTGTTTGCAGTGTTTATCATAACAGCAAAAATAAAAAATGTAAAAATTTATTTTACGAACTTTTTGGAAATTTTTATTTTCTCCCGTTTCCTTGTTCGTTTTATGTTGTTAAGTTTGTGAAATTTGTTTCGGTATTTATAAACAATTCCTTGAATTTGCCTGTCGCTTAAATTATATTCAATTGACAAATCCATAAATGTGTGAGTGATGTGTCCTTTGTTTTCAACCAATAATCTGTCAAAATCAATTAATATTAAATAGTTGCGAACCCGTGTTGGTTCACAAATACCACGTTCAACCAAATGAAAAATAACGTCCTTGGGTGTCGCGAACTCACCGAAACGTGTTCTGACTTCATTCCAAATTATGTCAACGAACTTGTTAACATGTTCAATGTCATTTGGTTTTGCCATTCAAATGTGTTGTTAATTGTTTCATTGTTCTGACTAATTTTTTTGCACAACCACCACAACCAAAAATGCTTGTTGTAACATTTTTGTCAAAATATTTTTGAAAAAAAGGCAAAAGGTTCAACGCTTGGGTTCTGTTATATTGAATATTCCCACGCGCGTCATTTGTAATTTGATTGGTGATTTTTTCAATTTCCAATTGGTCGTCCAATGAAATTGTTTCGGCGACACGTTCAATGTTGTTCATAATTTTTTGGTTGTTTTTTTGTCTTACAATATTAAGAGTTTTTGAGGAAATTGGAATCACCATAATTTTTTGTTTTTAACAAATGAAAGTTAATTTCACCATTTGTCAATTGGACATTTGCCGCCCCACTCTTTTGACATTTTTGTTTTTGCTTTCAAATTACACTTACATAACCCACACGAATCAGCGTTGAAAATAGATAAAAATTTCAACTTGCGATGTTCACATTTTTGACAAATTTTGAGTCGGTTTTGTTGTGTTTTATTGGAAATCGTTATATTCACGTCAGTGTTGTTTTTAGACGTTTTAAGACATAAACGTTGTTTTGTCTTATGATTACATTGAAAGTTTCTTTTATTTCAATAGACGAAAAATGCTTGATAAGAAAAATAAAACTTTTTTTCATTGTTTTTTTATTATGTTAAATAGAAATATCACTCAAATTCGTCAATTAGAACGACGCTTTCGCTTCAATATTCTCAACGCTTCTTTGTGATTGTGTAACGTCAGCTTCAACCAATAACACTTCTTGAGGTTCGTTATTTCCCAATAAGGATTCCATTTGAACGGCTTGTGTTTCCAACATATCCGTCCCAAACATCATTCCGCCGTCTGCGAATTTTTTCCCACCACCCGCAACATTCATTTTGGACAACATTGGTCGGAACATTGCTGTTGAACGTTTATTTATAACAGCTTCGCCACCCTCTAATTCTGCAACCCTCCCTCCAACTCTGAATTTCTCACCGCCTTGCGCGTGTGAATTGCCGTGAACCATTCCACCTTTTGCAAAAAACGAATTGTCCATAATACCACCCAATTCCGCAGTTGGTGCCTGTTGCGCATTAATAGCGGTCAATTGAATTCCTGTCATTGCAATTTGACCCGCGGTCATAATTCCTTTTATAACCAAATCAGCGATAACATTTCCTGTCGCTTGACCCGCCCAAATATTCATGATTGCCATGGCGCCCGCAATTATTGCGGAGGTTCTTGCAAACTGTTTGTCTTTCTCCCATTGTGCAGTTTTCAAATTCAACATTTTGTCGTCATGTTTCTTTGCTATTTTGCTCAGGGCGGCGTCTTGTTGTTCTTGGTTCATCACCTTATATTCCCGCGTTTCCTTGAATGCTTCGATTTCCACGTTTTTCGCAGTTTCAATTGTTCCAAGTTCCTTTTGTAAATTTTGATTTTGTAAACTATTCACTTCGTCCATAATTCCCATAACGTTGTCCATTGTAACTGCAATTGAATCCACAAAGTCCGCACCCGTGAACCCTCCATCTGGGTCGTCCTCACCACCCGTTCCAAATAAATTTCTATTCAACCAACCAGACGCGGGAGTCGTTTCACTCGTTTCCGCCATTTTGTCCTCATAACCTTGAATTTCCTCTTGTAATTTTTTGATGTTTGCAATGGTTGCCGCTGTGTTTTCTTTCTCCGCTTCCGTAACGTCCTCATTAGCTTTGACGACTTTTAGTGCCATGTCGAGTTTTACTTTCGCGACTTTCAAGGCTTGTGCAATTTGTTCGTCTGCTAATTTCGCGCCGCCCGCAATTAATTTGTCCAATACTTTCAAATAATTTTCCTCAACTTCCAACGCCGCTTCCCTTTTTTCCAATGCTGTTTCCTCCGCTTCTTCCGCTTCTTTGAACAAGTCATTAATTTTTTTCATTTCTTTTGAAACTTCTTTGTCAACTGTGTTCAAATCAATTTTTGCGTTTTTTAATTTCTCGATTTGTTTTGTAACGTCCTCCTGCGTAGCTTTCCCCAAGTTTCTCAATATTATGACACGTTTCAATTGTTGCTGTTCGTCTCTCACCGCTTTGCCAAGTTTTTCATAGCGTGTCAATTTTCTTTCGTCCGCTTCCTCCTCCTCCGTTTTTGCAATAACAAGTCCCTCAACAACAGTTTCGGCGGCTTGCATAATTTCATTTTGCTCTGTTTGCCTCTTTGTAATTTCCTCATTCTTTTTGTCAAACTTATGTTGAATTGACCACAATTCCTGTTTTCTATTAATTAATGCATTGTTCAAATTAACCTCATCATACATAAATTGTCTCCCCTTTTCACTGTCGTGCATGTAATCTCCCGTTTCTTTTTTCATCTTCATGTGCCATTTATGCGCTGCTTGCTTTGACTCTTTTAGCTTTTTCTCCGCGGCTGTCTGAGCTTCCGTGGCGTTAACTAATTTCCAATTATTGTCCTCCAACCATTTTGTGCGTTCGAGTTCCTCCTCAATTAACGTAACAACTTCCTCCTCCGCGGCTTGTAATATATATTTTCCCTTTATAGCATTAACGGCGCTTGAATAAGCAACTTCCAAATCTTTTGCCAATTGAACTTCGTTAGATAAATTGGATATATTTGTCCCCGCAATGTTATTCAATGCCTTAACCGCTTTCATTCTGTCCTCTCGCGTTTTTGTTTCGTCCTTTATATCTTTTATTAAATTTTTGACATTCATCATTTCCTCGGCTTGCGATTTTCGGCGCGAAGCCGCTTGCGCTTTCAATTGGTCGTTTTTGTCTTTCAACTTTTGTTCCGCTTCCGTAAGTTCCTCAACCGCGCCTGCGGTTTCGTCAACCTCGTCACCCATTCCCGAAAACATTGCAATGGCACCCGCCGCCAAACCTGCAATCAACCCAATTGGCGTTGCTTTTATTGCTAGTCCCAACGCTCTCATTGATAATGTCAAACCTCTGGTCCCATGCGTCATTGCAATTGTTGCAACCCTCGAAATCACCATCGCACCGTTATAAAGGTATGTCATTAATCTGGCGGAAATAATTACGAGTTTATATGTAACGAACGCGCTAGTCAACCCCACAATAACTGGCGACAAATAGGACAACACATTAAATAGTCCCTGAAAAGCACCCAACATAAATTCCAACGCTGGCGCCATTTTTTCAATCAATTCAATCGCGAACCCTTCCGCTGCGCTTTTTGTCTCGTCAATTGAACCTTTTAATGTGTCGCGCATTGTTTCGGCAAAACTCTTGGCGGTTCCTTCCGATTCTTTGAGTTTTTTATTTAAGATTTCTAAATCTTCCGAACCCGACAATAAGGAGGCGAACGCCGTTACACTTCGTCTGTCTGTAATTTCCAACATTTCCGCAACATCAATTCCATTTGCTTCCAATTCCTGTAATGCGGGAACAAGTTCCTCAACTGATGTGATGTTTCGTCCCAAGGCCATTGAAAGTTCTCCCGTGGGGTCTGCTAATTTTAAGAAAATATTTTTTAATGCGGTTCCCGCTGATGACGCCTCCATTCCTGTGTCCGATAAAGCCGCCAACAACGTAACTGTGTCCTCCAATTCAAACCCCATTTCGGACGCTAACTTTCCAACCTTTGGAAATGCAACACCAAATTTTTCCAAATCAAATGCAGTATTTGAAAACGCCGCCGCCATAACGTCAGTAACTCTTGTGGATTCGCTTGCGTCTAATTGAAATGATTTCAAGACAATTCCCACTTGTTTTGACGATTCTGCCAAATCATAACCAAATGCAAATGACAAATCCAAAATTCCCGATGTCATATTCTCAATCTGGTCTGGTTGAAAACCTAATTTTGACAATTCTATTTGTAAACCCGCCACCTCTGACGCTGTGAACGCTGTGGAACTTCCTAATTCTTTCGCTTGGGTCTCTAACATTTTCATTTCCTCCGCGGACGCACCCGAAATCACTCCCACTTGTTTGATTGCAAATTCAAAATCAACAAAAGTTCCAATCACACGTTCCATTGTTTTGAATGCAATAACCACCGCACCAATTTTCATTGCTAGTCCCGAAAACGCGGCTCCATAATTTCCAACATTTCTTTGTGAACGACCCATTGCCGAGTCCATTTTTTTCAATTTATTTGTGTTGTTGTCAATTTGACCAGATAATTTTTGAAATTCTTTATTGTTTTTTCCCAATGGGTCTTGTAATTTTCTCAATTGAACTGAAAGGGCTGCATTTTTTCGTGTCAAATCGTTATATGAATTCCCCAATTTCCCTGTGGATTCATTTAATTTAAGGACGTCATTTTTATTCGCGTTTAATTCTTTCCTCATTCCTTTGAGTTTTGTTTCCGCTTCAACAATTGATTGGGTGAAAACTTTCCCACCTTTCCCCGCTTTTGCCTGCGCGGTTTTCAACTCTTTTAACCCCTTTTCTGTTTGAGTGATTTGGTCTTTTAACTTAACCATTGCCGATGTTCCCTCGACTCTAATGTTCAATATCGTTTCTAATGACGCCATTTTCTTTTTTTTTAATTACTTAATAAAACTTTTCTATACGTTACCAATAATGTGAACGGGTCTGTTTCCTCCAAATAAACCGCATTAAGACAATACGTTCTCCCGTCATCTGAACAACGTTCAAGGAGAACCTCACCACCACCACCCGCCAAAACATTTCCGTTCGGGTCAATAACCAAGGCGGGTGATTGGGTTCCAACATGAAATTCAATTGGACTTCCGTTTCGTTTCCATGAGTTTGCGTTGTTTCCAATAATT